ATTCTGAATTGGGATTACCGCGCCGTCGGCGAGCACTACACCACCGGACTGATAGCCCGCCGGCAGGACGATGATTGTCCCGGAGCCACTTGACGTTCCTGAAAGGATTGTGGCGGACCACGTATTGTAACCTGCCGAATAGAAATCAACTCCCTGCCTGTGGAGGTAACTTTGAGCTCTGATTTGTCCTCCAAACGGGGCGTACTTGACAAGAAGATCGAACGGCCCACCGTCAAGAACGTGGTTGGCGACGATGAAACCGAGAATGATTAGGGCTCTCTTCCAGTTTTTCACTGTGGTATCTCCTCTTCTTCCGAATTTTTCAGTCTTTACTCAGTCGTACTCTGATTCGGCGCCGCCCGGAGAGGCGCCCATTTCGCCGGTTTCTTCGCCAGATCCTAGATGCTCGTGCAGGTGAGCTGCGATCCCGTCAACGTCGCCGTGATCGTGCTCATGCTTCTCGTGCATGATATGGACGGTGTGACCCTTGTCGTGCGAGTGGATGTGGATGTGCGGAGGCTTGTCGTGTGCGGCGCGCTTGCCTTCTTCCTTCTTTGCCGCCGGACCTTCGTCCTGTTCTCGAGAGCCTTCGCCCTGACCCATCATCGCTCCATAGCTGGGATTCATGTAATGGTCCATTTTTCATCTCCTCGGTTCGAACCAAATAGAGCAATAGGCATCTATCGCTCCAGGTATTTTGGGCGACCCGGCAGGTTTTCCCGGACCCTCCCATGCTATGAAATTCGGCTCTCCGCAATTTATCCTATCATCTTTCAGGAACTTGCAGTTAGAACAGCTTGAGCCTCCCTTTGGAACTGGCATTCCTGCGAGATGCCAAAACTTTTTCGGATAAACCGGCTCCCGGGGATCACGTTCTTTCTTCCCGCGGAGCGTATCCTCGAGGTCGCGTGTCGACGCCACTAGTTTTTGGCCTCAACCGGCTTTTCCGCTTCTTTCGTTTCCTTAGGGCTTGCCAAGTTGATGCCGTGCTGTGCGCCAACGCCCCAAGGCTGCGCGTCTTTGCGCCGGCCATCGTCTGTAGCCTCGAGCCAAGCCCTTGTTTGCTGCCAGGTAACCCGCTTAGGTTTCCACTTTTTCTGAACGCGGTCGGCAAGCGTTTCCGTAACCTGTCCGGTCGCTGGATCCCGCTTCGTCACAAAGTGCCGTTCGATGTCATGGAGGCGCGTTTCGTACTCCGCGATTTTCGTCTCATACGCTTTCCGAGAAATCAAAGGCCAGCGCAGTTTCCGCACCTGGGGCAGCACTACCGCGTACATGAATACCGCGAACATTGGAAGCAAGATGAAACTGAGGCCAACCCATGCCGCAAAACTCATTGGAAGTGCCTTGGCCGAAATATCGGCTTGTAAGTTCTATGCGACTTCTCGCGTTTCTCCTCGCTTGCGATTAACGCATTGACGATTCGAGCGCGATTCGTCGGATCCATCTTTTCAACCGAGACATTACGCTCTTTTGCAAGCTTCGTCAATCTCTCAAGCACGCGCACCTCTTTAGGGCGCACCGAAGGCCTCAACTCGTGCTGAATTCCGTGGCGCGCAGAGTCTGCGGGATCATCCCCAATGAAATTCTCGGAATAATCGACTTTCAGGACATCTTCCGAGTTCCGTTGCATATCCCTGACGAGTACAGGGAGACATTCAATCAGTTTTTCGCATTTTCTCGAGATTTTCCAGGTGTCGTCGTCGATTCGGCCCGACATTGCTCTCCAGCCGGAGATTCGGGCGCCTGGTGAGGCATCGGCGGGGATAGGATCTGGAACATTCTCTGTTAGGTGGTCCGCAATCTGTCTCGTGATCGGCTGTTGCGTTCTCTTGTCCAACTTTCCGAAGGCATCCCAAGAAAGCCAGAACCTTTTGATGTCCATGCCAACCGAACGGCTAGATATCCCTTCTCCCATCTGCCTTTCCGACATTTCCCGGCCCCAGAATTCCTTGAAAGTAGTAATGACTCCGTTTTCATCCTCACAGTGCCAATGAAAACACGCTGGGTGGTCGTGGCCCCAGTCGCCGGAAAGCCAGAGCCTATGCCAACGCTCGATGTGGATATCTTCATGCGGCACTGTAGTTCGTTCGTAAGAGTAATTTGAAAAGTATTGGCCCTGAAAAGCTCCCCATTTCCCGTCAAGCCAAGCTTCTCTAAGATTTTGATTAGTAAGCCCTGCCAAAGTCTTTCCGAAATCGGTCCTCTCAATGAAATACTCACGCCGGCGTTCGAAGCTCCAAGAGTAAAACTCCTCAGCGCTGACCCCATCCTCCTCGAGGGGTCGGCGGGCCCATTCCACGTTGTCCCAGGCGAAAGCTTGGACAAAAACCCATTTATGTCTGGTTTCATCGCCTCGTTGTTTCCCTTCCACGAAAACCCTCTTAAGATAATCGAGCCCTTTTGGCGGCAAGCCCGTCTCAGACAATCCTGGCATGAACGTGAAGAGCATAGCCGGCACGATTTTACTGTTTGTCGTGCAGCGATTCGACCCGGCAGCCTTCTCAATCTCTGACTGTGAGAATTCCTGCGCCTCATCGAACATGATGTCTGCGAATTCCGACGAGTAATACTGCGCCATGTCCGATTCGTGCTCCGCAGAACCGAAAAACAACCGGGATCCATTCGGGCAAATCAGTTCTTTCGACTGTTCCCGCCACCACTTGCGAGTTTCCGGGAATTCTGCAAAAAGTTTGACAAGGTGAGACTTGTAGAGCTCGGGATAAGTGCGTCTTAGGATTAAGCCTGTGGTGTTGTCATATTTCAGCCGGCGAAGAAGCATGAAGCGACGGCCGCCACCGGATTTTGATCCGCCTCGAGCTCCGCCAAAGCCGATGCGGGTAAACTTCCCGCGCTCCCAGGCCTGAAAAACCTTAGTTTGTTTTGGCTGGAAAGAAATTCCCAGGTCGATCATCAGTCGCCTCAGGAGGTGCCGAGCCTCCCACATGCGAAACAGTTACGTGAACGGGCTCGACATAAGCCTTTTCAATCTCAACCAGAGCAGGCTTCCCAGCCCAACGTTCCAAAACAATTCCGATAGCCTGAACCTTCCCCGAAAGCGCTTCGGTAACGAGTTGGCGCACAAGCTTTTGGGCTTTCGTGAAGATCATGCCTGGCTCAAGTACCGCTTCGACGTTCGCTGGCAGCAAAAGTTCCATATCCAAGAGCTGTTGCAGCTTTCTTTGCGCTGCTTTCAGGTCTGCCGTTCGGCCTTCGACCATTTTGGGCCGGCCGGGCCCTCCTGCATCGCCTTTTTTGAACATTAGGGTTGTAGCCTCGTGACTTTCAGAATCAAAGAAACGGCGTTTGTTCTCGAAGCAAGAAGCGCCCGCAGGAACCTGCCACCCGTTGGAATCAAATCGGCTCGGAAGACATTGTTTGCTGAAACGGTCGTGATCGTGTAGGCGGCATTGGTTGGCGTGATGTAGAAGACGTCCGCATCCGTGTCCGCTTCCTGGATCTGTAAACTGAACGTTCCAGGAGCTCCTGAGAATTGCCCTTCAATGCTTACTCCAGGCGCCGGGCCGATATCGGCATAATCGCCAATATTGACGGAAATGGAGGCTTGCGGAACTGCCGGCGTTTCGCCCACTACATTTGTGGGGTTAGGCGGGAGCTGAGTAGCTCCTGGCGCCAACACGCCGAAGAAGTAGATCGACTCCCCGCGACCCAACGGCGGCGCGGTATTGACAATCCCAGGCATGCCGGTTGGAAGCGTGCTTGAGCCTGAAGCGCCTTGATAGTTAGGCATGTTCTCTCCCTGGATCCCTTCCAAAATCGTTGCCATCCTCAACCTTGCGGAACTTGTCCGCTTTGATGGCCGCGTCAATCCTGTCGAAGATAAGTTTCTTCATCTCTTCTTTGTCCGCGTTGTGTAGCGAGAGTCCGTCAAACTCGAGCGGAATCGAATCGACGCCTTTGCCATTCGCCCATGGCCGGATCAAATAGAGAATGCAAACCTGGGCAAGCCCTCCGCTTGGGCCGTAGATCGGGAAAAGTACCTGCCCGTAGGCATTGTAAACTTCCCAGCCGTTTTGAAGTTTTGGAGGCCCGTCCTGAAGGATCCAGTTTCCATGTCCAGCCATGGTAAGCAGGAATGCCCCGCCCGCCATCTTCCGCATGAATCCGCGTCTACCGTCCATGTTTCCTCGAGGGGCTTACGTGCCCATGACTCGCGTGTATGTCCCCGCCCTTCATAAACCGCAACCCAAGATTCCCCGCCCCGCGCTTACTTGGATCGTCCGAATGGCTCCACTCTTCCGCCTTCTGCCTCTTGCTTACTCCGCTCCTAGCTGCGGCTTCTGTGAGCCTGCCGGGATGCTTGATTGCGTGCTGGATGAATTTCGCCACCGCCCCTCCCGCTTCCAATATGCTCGCGCCATCGCCCTTCTAACTTTCCGCGGTATCATACCACGTTCGTCAACCGGCGCCCTCGGAGCCCTAAAAGAAACCCAAACCGTTCGCCAACTCCATAACCTCTTCCCCTGCCTCGTTACCTTCCACTGCTGCGGCGCCCCACTACTCCGCCACCCATGCCCCTTCTTAATGTGATCCACTGTGATGCCCCTCCCTCATGCATTCCCTAGAGCTGCAGCACGCCCCCGCCTTCAAAACACGCCTAAACTTCCATTTCCCCTGTTTATATATCCCACCCACTATGAAAAGTAAAGAGATAGCCCAAAAAAAGCCCTTTTCAGGAAAAGATTCAAATCTACCTCCTCGGCGTCGCGTTGGCACAAATATGAAAGGAGGGGGTGCCTACCGGGGTCCTACCCTCGAATGCGGCGTGAACCAGCGCAGGCCGGCGGCGACGGCCGCCGAGACTGACGGCGCCGCGACGGCCGGAGACTGCGCGCCCCGGACAACGACAGGCATCTTTATGCCTCCCTCTATCTCGCTATGCTTTTCCGATGGAGCGCCGGCAATCCCCGCCGGCCGAGCCGGAAGCCTAAGCTTCGCGCAGCACAACCGCGCCGCATGACGCCAGCAGACGTACAGCCTTTCCTCCGCCCATCGAGCCCCGGCACAGCCCCGCACTACGCAGCTCGCGTTCATAGCGCCCTCCTTATGAATGCCGCTTCCCGCACTTAGGACAAAAGATGCCCGATCCCGTTGGATAGCTGCATGCGACTCGCTCCACCGCTTTAGCTGGAAGTGCCAACGGTTGCGACGCAATGGGCTGCGCCGGCACGCCTGCGTTAAGCCGTGCCCGAATCCATCCCGAAAGCGTTAACCCGTTCCCTCTAGCCACCACCCGCCATGCTTCCAGCTCCGCACTATCAACCCTTAAACTTATCGCCATTTTCGCCATGCTTCGTATATACGTAATACACCAAGAATGTCAAGCGTATATACGCCCGCGGCTTACGCCAAGACACACCAAACCGCAAAAACGCCTAAACGCGGAATCGCGGTCGGCTCCCGTCCTTTTCCTAGGCCTGTAGGTTTTGATATGGAAAGCTTCAGGATTGACGCTCGAGGCGAGCTGGCAGATTCAGAGGAGGAAACAGAAGAGGCGCCGCAAGAAACGCGGCGCCTGAAGAGAAGAGAAGGGCTTTACTGCTCTCTACTGATTAGGAGGAGATGGAGGCGCCGACGATCCGCTTACCAGCCGCGAAACCGCATGCTGTGTTGGGCCAGCTCCCGATTCATCACTTCCGCATGCTTGAGGAATTTCGCCGGTCCGCTACCATCGAAGCTATCAATCC